AGCGGTGGCGGCGCCAAATGCCTGTTTCATCAACTGGCTGATGTTCGGCAGGTTTTCCTGGATCACCATTAAATCCTCCTGATAAACCTTTCCTTTCGCAATCATCTGCGTGAACTGTCGGGTGACGGCCCCGAACTGTTCAGCACTGCCCGCCACACTGGCGTTTGCCTTACCCAATGCCGTGATAATGGTACGCGCCCTGTCAGCCTCGATGCCCACAGCCTGCAATGAAACAGATGCTTTGACAACCTGCTCCAGACCCAGGCCAGGCGATTCAGCTACCTTAGTCAGCTTTTCCAGTTCAGCAGCGGCCTTGTCTGCCGTGCCTACCTGTGACTGCAATGCCAGTGTCAGCGATTCCAAATCACCGGCAGCCTTTATGGCAGCACCGCCGAACAGGGCCAGCGGTGCAGACAACGACAGTGTTAAATCCTGTCCTACGCGTTGCAGTTTTTCACCAGAACGGCGCAACTGACGTTCAACCTGTGCCAGTGTCTTTTCATCGAAGATAAGACCTAACCTGACATTTAGTGATGTAGCATTACTGGCCATTGCGCTGTGTTTGTTCGCGTTCTGCTTTTGCCGCCATGTACCGTTCGTACATGGCAGGATTTGTTTGCTTTAGGATTAAATCTGCCTCCTCATCGAACCTGTCAAATTCAGCACGTTCATCATCGGACATCTGTGACCGCGTTTTTAATCGCGATTTCACCGGCGCATCCCAATCGAATGGCAGCAGGTCTGATGGTCTGCGTATCTGTTTGCGGTGGTCAACTGTTTTAGCTACGATGAACGCGATGTATCGCGTTTGTTCCCATTCGTTTCTAAATTGTTCCAAATGCGCATCCTGACGGTATTTGAAATAGGCCGGTGTCGCACACCAAAATTCATCCTCAGACATCCCGATAATGGCAGCCTGCCGCAGCAGACCATGCCAGTAGTTGCCGGTTTCTGTTAGGCTTCCGGTGTCTGATTGTCCGTCAGCCTGACCACGTTTCCCGCATCATCAGATGCAGGCGCAAACGAATCTGCAAACATGGTCATCATCTGTGTGATGGTGTCATTATCCAGCCAATCGGCCAGTTCATCAGGGCCGAAATCTGGCAGGCGCTTCATCATGTCACGATACCCACAGACGATGCCTGAATAAATCAGGTCAACCACCATCGTAATAGAAGGCGACCCGCCAGCGACCTGTTGAAAATCACTGATAGCGGATCGCCCTGTTTTACGTTCGTATTGGTACAGCGCACCCATGCCAAATTTAATTGGATGTTGTTTGCCGTTTAATTGAATTGTCATTTTGCTTGCTTGCTTGTTGTTATCGGTTGTGTGTTCAGGCCGTCACTATGAAATAGTGGCCTGTGTCAGTGCGCGGGTTCCCTGAAATTCGGCGCTGAATGTCACCGCCTCATCATTGCCAGACGAATTAATTTGCAGACTGGTAATGTATGCGCTGCCGGAGTATTTGATTTCACCGACTACGCCAGTCTGAAATACGATTGCCACAGATGTCTGACCTGACCATGCTGTGAACAGTTCCTCAGCGCCGTTCGTAGCAGACCAGTCCACATTTCCGGTCACACTGGCCGTCCATGATTTTGCGCCTGGCAGGAACTCAGCCACAGCGGATGAATCTTTGCAGGTCGTTTCAAACGTGTTAGTGGACATAGACAGAGATGCGTCCACCTGACAGGTAATCGCGGTCGGCGTAGCACCTGTGTACAGTTTCATGTTTTTAGCTAAAACGGTAGCCATGTGTTTTTACTTTTTGGTTGTGAAAAATTGCCGCCGCTTTGTTGGCGTTTTATCCTTATCCTCCATTTCCGCGCCAATAGTCGCAATAAATGTAGGTGGTGTAGTGATTGTCGTGTTTTGTTCGTTCAGTGGAATATACAATGGAACACACAGGGATTCTAACTGCTGGCCTGGTTTGTATTTCCGCGAACGTGTATCATCAGGAACCTGCACCCCGATGCCATCAATGACTAATCTGTTGCCTGTAGGCTGGTCAACATCAATGACTGAATTAACACCGAACTGCTCGAAATCTTTGATTAGTTGAATTTTCATTTTGCCTGTCGTTTAGTGTTTGGTTTATTCTCTGCCTTTTGCCCGTGCGTATGCTTTTGCCCAATTATCAGCGCCAAATTTTTTGCCAACTTCATTAGTAATTTCAAATTTGGTTTTCAAAATTGAAACAAGTGCTTTTAGTGCAACAGGCCCAGCAGCAGCAACACCGGCCTCCACAAATCGCTGTCCGGTTCTTATTTTTCCGTTACTCATCGTCACATTATTGTTGACAAAATGCACATAATAGCCATCATTGCGCTTTGTGCCTAACTTTGCACCGATGATTAATGCCAGTCGTGTGCGGCGAAGTTTACCCAGAATGCCTATTGATTTACGCAGGTTTTTAGGCTTGTATGTAGCCGCAATTATACCGCTACCCTTTGGCATTCTTTTTTTGCCTCCATGCCGTTTATATCGGTTGTGCTTTTGTACTGATTCGGGTGTCCTACCCTTTATTGCCGCAACCATTAATTCAGCAGGCCCCTTCAAATCAGCTTTTATGTCGTTCGATACCTGCCCGCGCAGCGTTCGCAGGCTGTATATCAGGTCGTTTATTTCCTTTTGAATGTCATCCATCGCCCTATCAGTTGCGTGTTATGAACTGATAAACCGCTGTGCGTGACAGAAACATGATGTTTTCATCCATGCCATCCGCACTGCTGATGTATTTGCACCCCTCGACAGTCACGCCACCGGCAATACCTGTGACAAAATCCAGTGCATTCCTGACGGCCAGGTCAACATTATCTAATGCAGCATACGCATCAGCGCCCTGTTTCACCTCGGCCCAATACGTGAATGTTACCTGCGCTGTATCATGGTCTGATTTCCTGTCCTTCTGATCATCAGTCGGCTGATTGGTCACAGTGAACACAATGGCAGGATATACTGAATCCTCAGGCACGAAAACCGGATATATGCGCGTTCCGACCAGCGCCGTCACAGCACTGGTAGCAGATAGTTTAGCATATATGTATTGGCCTAATTTCATGCCGTTTGTTTGATTTGCGTTTAGTCGTGTTTTTGGGCTACAATTATCAGGGATTGCCTGAAATCCGGTTTTTGAAAATACAGGATGTCATACAAATCGCCCTCAAAATTGATGCGCATTTTTTCATTCAATCCATCGCGATACATGATGTCAAACGTGACAGCAGTTTGCACCGTTAGTCTGTCTGCCATCATATCATCTTTGTTTCCTGAACTTCGCCATGTTGCCTTCGCCCACACATTGCAATGTGTTTCCCATGTCATTAGTTCCTGACCTGATGTACCACGCGATGTAACCGGTTTTTCAATCGTGATCCGGTGTCGCCTGTCGCCTATCTGTGTAGCCTTTGCCATACCTGTCAGTTTAAAACAGTTTACATCCAGCGCCGCAGCGGCTGTAATAACACATCAGACATACTAAACACCTGTTCAGGGCTATCCTCTCTGTTTGTATAGGCACGACCTATGCGTGACATCAGGCCCAAACGCACACTATCAGGTATGGATGCAGGTGATGTGCCGTAACCTGCCACATAGGTAATCTGAACAGCATCAGGCCTGACGGCCAAATCTGAAGGATAGGTGTAGTTTGATTTTGGTATGATTGTAACACACCCCGAACTGATGTTAGTGGTGTATTCAGATGATGCCCATGTTTGCAGTGTGCCTGCGCTGTTGTAATACTGAACGGATGTGATACTGCCAATCGGCCACAGGCCCGCAATAACCATCGGCGTGATTGATGACAGCGGAAATTGTCTGTGATTCTCAGTCACGGTTTTATTTAGCAGCGAACACTGGTATGACCGTTCAATGATGTCACACTGCGCACGAATCAACAGCATCAGGTATTCATCGTCATGCCGCAGGTCATCCATGCGCAACTGCGCACGCGCATCCTCAATAGCGACCGGTAGTTCCTCGCTGATGGTTTCACTGCTGACCGTATAGCCTGTGTAGTACGGACTGTGCGTTGTTGAATAGTCGTTCCAGATCATGCCGTGATGTATATGATGGTTCCCTTTAGTGCAGCATCATGGGCTGCGCCTGCACGATATGCTGTGACACCGGCAGCAATAGCAGCATCATTGCTGTTATACACAGGCAATGCGCCTAATATGGCCGCAATGGTTGTCCAACTGGTATCATAGTCCGTTGATGTATCCTTTACAATCAACTGACCGGCAGTGCCACCGGATGGAACGCCAGCCCCTACCATAGATACAGGGAACTGAACCGTGATATTACTGCTATTTAGTGTTACCTGAATATCCGACATGACTATGCAGTTATTTTGTCAATCAGTGTGATAGTGGATCTAAACAGGACATACACCACGCCAGATGATAGCGTCAGTTTCAGGTCTGTGTTCAGCACGTTTGATATAGGCAGACTGCCTGTTCCGACCGCCTCTGGGCTAATTGTCATTTGCCCCTGTGTCGGATTCGTCAGCGCAATACCTGCATTGCCCACAGTAGTCAGCGTCAACAGCACCGAACCA